GCGCCCGTCTTGTTTGCTTCACGCGGGTCTATGTCGGCCCGCAGAATGTACGTTTGTACCATGCGGCCCGTCTTTGTGTTGCGTGCACTATCGATTGCAATGACGACGATAGGCTTGCCATCGATAAGGGAAGGCCCGCGATAGATGATTGCGCTTTTCATGGTGTTTCGTCCTTTGAGATTGCGCCTTGTGTGGTGGCGACTAGTAAAGGGATTGCGCCGCCTTGTTAGACGGCGCGGGGTTGAGCAGGCTTTAGAAGCCTCCCTTGAGAATGATGATCCAATAGTCGCCCTTCGGGCTCGCCTCGAAGGTAACGCCTTCGCGCACAAGCCCGGCAATGATAACGGGCAATTCATTGATGCCGATTTCGATGATTTGCATTAGCTTTACCTTTCCTGATGCGGCCGTGTTTCCCGACTCGCATAGCTATTTAGCCATCATTGCTACATAGTGTCAATATCTAAATGGATGGTAGTTTCTTTATTGTTTAGATATTTAATAGGTAAACTCTATCGGCATGTTTCTGATAGCAGATAGGGGCGAGGATATATCTCCCATCGCGCGCCTGTAAAATAGCCTGGTCCCGATATGGGCAGGGCAGGTTAGCCCCCGCGTTAACATCATTTTCTGTCGCATGGCATGGCATGGAATGGCAGGGTAGGGCGCTTGGTAGGGCAGCAACCAAGCCACCCGTCGATCGCCGCGGCCCGGGCGCTTGGGCCAGTGGGGGGGGCAAAAGCGTGCACCCCACATCGTGCTTCCCCCAAAAAAAAAATGGATGTACAAGACACATCTTGCACATGTTGGGGATGGATATGCGGATACTTGTGACGGGTGGGGCTGGGTTCCTTGGCTCGCATTTGTGTGATCGTCTTTTGAGGGACGGCCATGATGTGCGAATTCTGGATGACTTATCGACGGGTTATCTGGGGTGTTCTGCGAGGCTGGTTTGGCGTGATGTGCGGAAGCCTTTTCGCGGGTGTTATGACCAGATTTACAATTTGGCGTGTCCTGCTTCGCCTCGTGCGTACCAGCGTGACGCTGTTGGCACGTTGATGACGAATGTCCAGGGGATGTGGAATGTTCTGGAGATGGCCCGGCAGGACGGGGGCCGTGTTTTGCAGGCGTCTACGTCTGAGGTTTACGGCGACCCGCAGTGCAGTCCGCAGAGTGAGGGGTATTGGGGGAATGTGAACCCGATTGGCCCCAGGGCTTGTTATGATGAGGGCAAGCGTGCGGCTGAGGCGTTGTGTTTTGATTTCGAGCGTCAGTATGGGGTGAGTGTTCGGGTGGCGCGGATATTCAACACCTATGGGCCGAGGATGGCGGTTGACGATGGCCGGGTTGTCTCGAACTTTGTTGTCCAGGCTTTGCGCGGGGAGCCGCTGACGGTCTATGGCGACGGGAGCCAGACGCGGTCGTTCTGTTATGTGAGTGATCTGATCGACGGCCTGATCCGGCTGATGAACAGCACTGTGTCGCTCCCGGTCAACCTTGGCAATCCGTCTGAATATACGATGATTGAACTGGCGACGGCGGTGAAGGAACTGACGGGTTCCGCGTCGGAGATTGTTTTCGAGCCTTTGCCGGTCGATGACCCGCAGCGTCGGAAGCCGGATATTGGAAGGGCCGTGGAATACCTTGGCTGGAAACCGACGACAGACTTGCAGACCGGCTTGCAGAAGACCATTGAGTATTTCAGGGAGGTGCTGGCATGACCTCTATTGCTGTTGTGACGGCCACGACAGGCCGCGCCGAGCTACAGCGTGCGATAGACAGCGTTGCGGCCCAGACCGTGCCTTGTCGGCATTATGTGTTTGCTGACGGGGTCGATGTGCCGCCGGTTTCGGGGGTCGAGTTCTGTCGGCTTCCTGTTGTGACGGGCGGCGCTGGGCTGATGAACGCCGGGATCGTGGCCGCGTCGGCGTTTCTGGTTCAGGAGCCGCTGATCTGCTGGCTGGACGACGACAACTGGTTTGAGCCTGACCATCTAGAGCGCCTGCTGAAGGCCAAAGGCGACAAGCCCTATGCCTGGTCGCTGCGAAAGCTGGTAAACCCAGACGGCTCGTTCTGGGGCAATGACGACTCGGAGAGCATTGGCCCTTGGGGCGGGTTCATCGACCTGAACTGTTACCTGATGGACCGCGGTCTGGCGCTTCAGGTTGCTCCGCTGTGGTATCGCACGACCGGAGAACTGATGGTGGGTGACAGGTTCGTCTACCAGTGCCTGGCTGAAAACAAGGTCGAGAACGCCGGGTCTGGGGCTTACACGGTCAATTACCGGCTGAACCCGAATCGGGATTTGAGAGCCTGGTTTTTTGAACGCAACCTGAAGATGCGCGGCCAGTTTCCTGACGGTTTCCCCTGGAGTGCTGACAATGAACGCGGATGAAGCGATTGCGCGGATGCGCGGCCCGAAGAACATGCACATCATCTGCATTGATGTGACGAACAAGTGCGATCTGGCTTGCTCGAACTGCACCCGGCTTCTGGAAAACCAGAGCGCGTTCTGGGAAATGTCCCCCGACAACTTTCGGACGGCCCTGCGAAGCCTGAAAGGTTACTGGGGCGTCATCGCCATGATTGGCGGCAACCCCTGTATGCACCGCAACTTTGAGGAATTGTGCGCGATCTTCCGCGAGGAAGTTCCCAACAAGATGCAGCGCGGGCTTTGGACGAACAACTACTTCAAGCACCGAGCGGTCATCGAAGAGACGTTTGGCACTTTCAACATGAACTCTCATGGTCAGGCACGGGCCGAGGGCAGTCTCATGGATTTGCACAAGAAGGTGCAGGCGCAGGGCGCTCTGTCGTGGACATACGAAGGAAACTCGAAACACTCGTCTATTCTGACGGCGGTGAAAGACCTATATCCAGAGTCTGAGATGTGGGAACGCATTTCAGGGTGCGACATTAACCGGGAATGGTCCGCAACCATCATACAGAACAAGGGCGAGTTGCGTGTTTATTTCTGTGAAGTGGCGGCTTCGTTTGATCTGGCTCGTGGAGAAGATCACGGGCATCCGCTGACGGACGGATGGTGGAAGAACCATGTCGATGCGTATGGCGAACAGATCAAGAAGTTCTGCCCCGGCTGCGGCGTGCCTGCGCGTCAGGGAGCCAAGACAGATGCAGACGAGGCGGATGTCTACACGGACACCAATGCGGACCTCGCCTTGAAGTCCCAGCGAGAGAAAAACCGAAAGATCGAGCGCCTGCAATACGTCGAGACAGAAGCAGGGCGAGTAACCAGGTACAATGAGGTCATGTCGTGAATCATTTTTACGAAGAAATCTCTGGCTGGTTCAACGCTCGCGATCTGTATTCTCGAATGGTGCGTGAAGCCAAAAACGGCGTAACCTTTGTCGAGGTTGGCGGCTGGAAGGGCAAGTCGGCGTCTTTTATGGGCGTTGAGATCGCAAACTCTGGCAAGCGAATTGCGTTCTATGTCATCGACAACTTTGGCGGCTCTGCCGAACATCAGAAAGATGAAGACGTAGTGAACGGCACTTTGGAAGAGACGTTCAAGCGCAATGTTTCGCCTGTCAAAGAGTTCATGTCTGTCGTAAAGAACGATTCGGTCAAGGCGGCTGAGATGTTCGCAGACGGATCGTTGGACTTTGTGTATATCGACGCCTCGCACGCCTATGAAGACGTAAAGGCAGACATCAACGCTTGGTTGCCTAAGATTAGAAAAGGCGGAATGCTCGCTGGCGACGATTATACAACGTACCCCGGCGTCAAACAGGCAGTCGATGAATTGCTCCCAGATGCAGTGAAGCAAGACATAACCTGGATGCACACAGCATGAAGTTCGATCTAAAAAACTTCTACCAGTTCTGCTCACAGCTTCGTATTGAAACGAAGGAGCAGGGTCTCAAGCGCATGGATACTCTGCTTGGCACGCAGACTTACACGATGGGGGAAATCGCCAAGGGACTTGAGGACGACTGCCATTTTTTCGTGATCCTTAAAGGACGCCAGCTTGGCATCACGACGATCTCTCTGGCTCTCGATTTGTATTGGCACTTCATTCACCCTGGCTTGCAAGGCACGCTGACGACTGACACGGAAGAAAACCGTGACATGTTCCGCACCACTCTTGCGATGTACATGGACGGGTTGCCGAAAGAATACAAAATACCGGCGGTCGCACACAACCGAAACCAGTTGAGCCTGCGAAATCGTTCGCGCCTGTTTTATCAGGTGGCGGGGTTGCGTGCGAAAGGCTCACTCGGTCGGGGCAAGGCGATCACTTATTTGCACGGCACTGAGACAAGCTCATGGGGCGACGAAGAAGGTCTTGCGTCCCTTTTGGCGTCTTTGGCTGAAACGAATCCGCTGCGCCTTTACATGTTTGAAAGCACGGCCCGCGGCTTCAACATGTTTCATGACATGTACGTCACCGCCAAGAAGGCGCGTACCCAGCGTGCCATCTTCTGCGGCTGGTGGCGCAACCAGTTCTACAGCGCGGACCCCAACAGTGACGTATACAAGGTTTACTGGGATGGGCGTCTGACCGGCGAAGAGAAAGAGTGGGTGCGAGACATTCGCAAACTCTACAACATCGAAATCAATTCGCGGCAGATTGCATGGTGGCGTTGGAAAATGGCAGAGGGCATCAAGGACGATGCTCTGATGTATCAGGAATTCCCGCCAACTGAAGACTATGCGTTCGTTATGACGGGAAGCTCGTTCTTCTCGAACGCCAAATGTTCAGAAGCGGCGCGTAAAACGAAACTGGAAAAGCCAGACGTTTACCGATACGCTATGGGCATGAACTTTGAAGACACTCAAGTCTTGAAGAGTCGAGATGCCGTCGCAACGCTCAAAATCTGGGAAGAACCCATCGACACAGCGTACTACGTTATTGGTGCTGATCCGGCTTACGGAAGTTCAGACTGGGCAGATCGTTTTTGCATATCAGTATTCAGATGTTACGCAGACGGAATGGAGCAAGTTGCTGAGTTCGCAACCAGTGAACTTAACACTTACCAATTTGCATGGGTTATCGCCCATCTGGCTGGAGCATACCGGAACTCTACACTGAACCTTGAAGTGAACGGGCCGGGTCAGGCCGTCATCAATGAGTTGCGGAACCTGAAACGTCAGGCGTCAGTCATGGAAGGCCAGAAAGGCAAGAGCCTGATGGATGTCATGTCGCACATGACGAACTACATCTGGCGCAAGAACGACACCATGAGCGGCATTTCCAACTCGATTGGCTGGCTGACAACGCACGCATCGAAGGAAAGAATGCTGTCCTACTTCAAGGACTACTTCGAACGAGACATGTGCGTCGTCCGCTCGTTTGACCTCCTTGAGGAAATGAAGACAATTCGTCGGGATGGCGGGTCGATACAGGCTCCAGGGCGCTCAAAAGACGACCGCGTGATCGCGGCGGCTCTTGCGTGTGCGGCATATGCTGAACAGGTGCAGCCAAGACTGATTGCAATGCGGTTGACCCGCAGTGTGAGCAAGGCTCAAGAAACGGTTACGCCGGAACAGTTGTCTGTCGGGCGCAATGTGTCGGATTACCTGAAAAAAATCGGGATGTACGGCCAATGAAACCCGTTCTCAGCCAATTCGAGCTTCACAAGCGCATGAAGCGGTTTCTGGATGACCCCAGAAGGCCAATCTCCATCAAATATTTCGCAGAACTGTCTGGCTTGTCTTACGACACCATCAACAACGTGTTCGTGCATCGCACTTATGCCATGACGCCAGAGGTTCAGACCCGCATTTCCTATGCGCTGCATAGGTTGGAGCGCGGCGACGTTGAAGTCATGGTCAGGCGAAACAGAACCCGGTTTCTGAAGTACAACGAGACCGACAAGCCCGTGTTTCGGAAGACCTATAGGTTGGAATTGGGGCCAGAAGGCATCAAATTGGGAACCGGCCTGAGAAATCGGGCGGATTATTCGCACGCAACCTTGAAAGAACAGTTTGACGGAGACTGACGATGGGCATTTTGCGTTCTTACAAGTGTCTGAAGCATGGGTATTTTGACGCTTGGGAGCCTGTGTGTGAACACGGCTGCACAGATGTGGCTCAAGTGATCCTGAAGGCTCCCTCCATGCGCGATTCTTCTCGCACGCGGCGTTCAAAGGTCGCGGACACAAGCATGAAGAACCTGGCGATGGATTTTGGCATGACCGACATCAAATCCACACGCGAGGGCGAGTTTCAGGAAGGTTATCTGACTCGAAAAAACGCCCCTGAACCGCAAGAGCCTCGCCCAGGCAACAACCTCCTGTGGGGGGACACCGGGCGCTTTAGCATGTCTTCCGTTTTGTCGGGAGGTGCAGTAAAGTCCGTGGCTGGAGAACAGGTTGGCTTCAGTCCGAAGGACGCGCAGATCAAGCGCGGGCCAATCGCATCAAGCTATGTGAACGACCACGAGGGGCTGAAGATCAAATGAGAATCCCGCCCAACCTTGTAGAACGTGAAGAGTTCTATCTTGACCTTATGCAGAAGTGCATGGTGTCTCGCGAGGAGAGACGGGCGGATTACTCATCTCTGAGGTCGTATTTTTTGTTTGGGGCCGGGCCGGACGAAAGTCCTGCCGCCTACAACAAGATTTACAGCCATATCGACCAGTTGACCTCGTTTCTGTATTCCGCTGAAACGACAAGGTTTTCGATCAATCTGGGGGCTGGGGTTCCTGACCTTTATCACAGGTATATCCCCAACCTTACCCAGAAGCTGAACGACGAGTGGAATAATTCCAACGCGGACCAAGTTTTTGCGACCGCTCTTACCTGGGCGCTGGTTTTCAACTCGACTTTCATCAAGCTGGTTGTCGGCAAAAACGGCATTCACCCGTATTTTGTCGATCCCGGCACGATTGGCGTCCTGAGAGAGGATGTTCCGTACACTGACAGGCAGGAAGCCTTCAGCCAAACATATTATGTAACAAAATCAGACCTTTGGTCGCGACTTTACTCCCACCCGAAGCGCGATTCGATCTTGGCGCGTGTCACTTCCGCCATGCACCAGCCAAATGAGGTTCCAGAGGGTCTGGACCGCATTGTGATGTCGCAAGTGAACCCGACTATGTACGGGACAGTGAACCTCGACCTTTACGGCTATAACCGGATGAAGGCGCAGGTTGCGGAAGACACGGTTGAGATGACCGAGTTGTACGTCTGGAACGACGAGACTCAGGATTATCAGGTTGTCACAAGGGCAGACCCAGACGTTATCATTTATGACCGTCCAAATGGCGACATGTTCCTGAAGGGAGAGTTGCCGTTCATCCAGCTTTGCCCGACGCCGCAATACGACTACTACTGGGGTCAGTCCGAGGTTCAGAAGCTCGTTTACCTCCAGCAGATGCGAAATCGCCGGATGACGGAGGTTCTCGACCTTCTGTCGAAGCAGGTGTCCCCGCCGACATCCTTGATGGGGTTCACGGGCATCCTGGACGAGAAAAACTTTGCGCTGAACAGGGCGGGAGGTCTTTTGGCGACCGATATGCCCAACGCCAAGGTTGAGCGTCTTGCGCCTCAAATCCCGCAGGATTTGTATCAGCAGTTCCGCGAGATCGACGAAATGTTCGCGGAAGCATCTGGCATTTCCAGCGTGTTGTCAGGCCGAGGCGAAACGGGAGTAAGATCTGCGGGTCATGCCTCCCAGCTTGCGCGTCTGGGATCGTCGCGAGCCAAAAAGAGGGCGCTCGTTGTTGAAGATTCGCTCGAAAAGATGGCTACGTTGTATCTGAAGCTGCTGCAAGCGTATGACGACAGCAAGCTCACCGATAGCGATGGACAGCCGTTCATTCCGAATCAGTTCACGAAGGATTATGTGGTCAAGGTTGACGCACATTCCAATTCGCCAATCTTCATGGAAGATTTGAGGGCGCTTGCATTTAATCTGTTTAAGGCGCAAGCTATCGACAAGGAAAGTTTGATAGAACTTCTCGATCCTCCCATGAAGCAGATGCTCAAGGAAAAGCTCAAGAAGATGGAAGCCAACCAAGCCGCTGCTGCTCAAGCGCAGAACGTGACGGCCATGCCGAAGAAGGCAGGTTAAAATGGCGAATCAGGCTCCAACCACATATCGCGGCGATCAGCCGTTAGCTTCTACTAAATCTATGGACAGGGCTGAAAAGCCTGCCAAACTTGAATATCGGGTCGAAAACGTGAGAACGTCGCCTCGTCCCGATATACCACGCGCAATGGGGCGCGGAATGAGGAGAAGCTAGATGTACAAGAAGATGAAGCGCAGCAAGCGCAAGGCCAGCCGCTAATTTTGGCGTTCACCTTAGGGGATGGACCACACAAACGATAGGAGGCCAGCATGGCTCGTCGTAAGGGTCGCAAGGCTCGTCGGTAACTAACAAACGGGTTGGCCCCGTTTACCGAATTTCCCTGGAGGGGGAGGGAAATCCTAAAAATATCCCCCCACTTGACAAATTTACGTTTTACAACCGTAAATGCGCCAATACAGGACGC